AGACATCGAATATTGGGTCTAAACCAATCGCCCTAAGTCTCTTATTACAAATGTATTCTATGTAATTACCAAGTAATGGTATTGATAAACCAATCATAGAACCCTCTCTGAACAAGAACTCTGCCCATTCTTTCTCTTGGGCGACTGCATCTTCATACATTGAGTACACTTCTGATTCACAATCTTTCATAACTTTATGCATGAGTGAGTCGTTTTCTTGATTCTTATAACATTTAAGTATGTGTTGAGTGATTGCAAGGTGTTGTGCTTCATCTCTGGAAATGAATGAGATAATCTTCGCACTGCCTTCCATGAGTTTGAGTTCACCAAATGCAAAACTACAGGCGAATGATACAAAGAATCTTACACCCTCTAGTATGTTGACTGATATCAATGCAAGATACAATGCCTTATACAGGTCATAGTCATCTACTTTTAGACCTAACAATCTTCTACGACCAAGTTCAATGAAGTGGTCATACTTCTCTGTCACCATCTCTGCCCTCTTAACGATTGCAGGTTCATCTATAATCGTATCGAATATATCACTAGGGTCACTATAGATGTTCTTTATAATGTGAGTATAACTTCTACTATGAATAGTCTCCATGAAGTCCCATGTGATAATACACGACTCAAGTTCAGGTAGAGTGACAAACGGTAAAAATGCTATGGATGGCGCTCTGCCTTGAACTGAGTCAAGTAAAGTTTGATATCTTAAGTTAGATGTGAATATATGTTTTTGTGCATCTGTTAGTTGTTGGTAATCACTTCTATCTTTCTGTAGTGATACTTCTTCTGGTCTCCAGAAGAATCCTAATTGTGTCTGAGTGAGTTTATCAAATATCGGATACTTGAACTCATCGAATCTTTGTGTGTTTAATTCTTCGCCAAAGAATATCTTGTTCTTTGTGAAGTCAATATTTTTCTTATTAAAAACTGTCATTATCTCTTACTCTCTATTTCTTCTAAATCATCATAGTAATTTACGAATTGCCCATAATCTGTGGCATAGTATTTATCATTAAAGATTTTTGATTGTTCACCATATGTGTCATTGTCATTTGACCATCTATGTTCTCTACCATCTAGGTTTAATGATGTCTTAGGGCGTCTTTCATCGCCATGATGAAAGTCTGGTATATGTTGCATCATAGAATTTGAATTCACAAAATGCGAAAATATATGATAACTGTAATCACCTAAGAATTCATCTCTCCAATGTGGTATGTTAGGACCTTGATACAATAATATATCACCAGGTTCTAAGTCAACTGCAATACAATTATTCTTTAGTCTGTCTCTATGATTAAAATCTTGTGATTCATTCTTAACTTGTTCTGCATCTACACCTGCATAGTTCTTATCATTTCTCAACCATATTGTCCATGGTGTGTTGTCGTCTGTTTTGTAATCTAAACACAATGTTGCACTGACCTCACATGAAGGTCTATCAGTATGTGAACCAAGATAGGCACCTCTAACATACTTTCTGGTGAATGAATATGTCTCTTCTAAAGTCATGTCAAAACAGTCTTTTAGTTTCTCATGTATGTAATGAGACAATGCATTACCCCATGGCGAACAATACTTTCCAGAACTCGTTCCCCTAGATGATTGGGGGTTCTTATATGTAATGTCATGTGTTTCTAATGTGGTTGCAGTATCGGTGTATTCTGCTGATTTCCACACATCCATCGCAAAGGTAATCATGTGTTGTGGTAAGAAGTCTCTGACAACAACATATTTGTTCTTCATAAACTGCCATGTCATTGGGTTTGTTTTACCCCTAAGTGTAGCAGATTGTTGGTCTTTCCACTTAGCGATATTCTCGTCTACACACTTATATTCTATAGTTTTTTCATCAAATGGCACAGGCATCGCAGTCTTCATCTCCTTCTTCAATTTGTGATGGTGCAAGTTCATCTTGTACAACATCTTCGACTTTACCATCCATAGTATTCTGGTAGTAAGAAGTCTTCCATCCATATTTATAGGTGTTCAATAAGTCTTTCGCCATTACTGACACAGGTACTTCATTGTTAGGGTATTGTTCTGGATTATATGACCAGTTACCACTAATACCTTGGTCAAAGAACTTCTGCATCACTGCAACTACATTGATATAACCAGTGTTGTCTGGCATATCCCATAGCAATGTGTATGCACTCTTAAGAGTAGAATACTGAGGCACTATCTGTTTCAATGTACCTTTCTTACTCTTCTTAACTGAGAGATGGTCTCTAGGTGGTTCAATACCATTAGTTGCATTACATACAACTGAAGACGATTCACTTGGCATTTGTGCTGTAAGTGTTGAGTGTCTTAAACCATGAGTCAATATCTCTGCCCTTAAATATTCCCAATCTCTAGTATATACTGGTTTCACAATTGAGTCAACATCTTTTTTGTATGTGTCAATTGGTAATAAACCTTGTGCATACTTAGTTCTGTCGAAGTAGTCACATTTACCCTTTTCTTTTGCAAGTTGATTTGATGCCCTTAGTAAGTAGTATTGAAATCTCTCAGTCAAGTCATGAACTAGTTGCCATGCCTCTGGATCCGAATACTTGACTCTATGTTTTGCAAGATAATGTGCAAGACCAATATACCCTATACCAAGACTTCTTCTTGCGAGTGTCGACATCTCTGCCGCCTTTACAGGATACTCTTGATAATCAATCAGTTCTTCTAAACCCCTCACTGCAAGTTCACATATGTCTTGTAGTTCATCATCTTTAACTACACCCACATTGACAGCACTCAATATACAAAGTGCAATCTCACCCCCATGGTCATCAATGTGGTCTATTGGGTCTGTTGGCAATGTTATCTCTTGACATAGATTACTCATGTTTACTTTATCAGTAAATGAACTATGAGTATTACAATGGTCAATGTTCATAATATAGATTCTGCCAGTCTCCGCTCTTTCTTTTAATAAATCTGTAATCAATTCTCTTGCACTAACTTTTCTTTTAGGTACTGAAGTCGCTCTCTCATACTTCTCATAGAGTTCATCAAACTCTGGCGTACCAAATGCATCATATAAACCAGGTACTTCATGTGGTGAGAATAGAGTAATGTCTTCGTTCTTTAAGAATCTCTGATAGAACAATTCTGATAACTGAATACTGTAATCTAGTTTTCTAACTCTATTGTCTTCTGTACCCTTGTTGTTCTTTAAGACTATAATGTCTTCTATCTCTTGGTGCCAGATAGGGAAATGAACTGTAGCAGAACCCCCTCTTACACCATTCTGAGTACAACATCTTACTGTTGATTCGAATTTCTTTAAGAATGGAATGACACCAGTATGTTGTACTTCACCCCCTCTTATCTTTGCACCTAAACCTCTGATACGACCTGCATTGATACCAATACCTGCCCTTTGTGCAACATATCGACCAATCGCCATATCAGATGCAAATAATGAGTCTAGTGAATCATCTGTATCGACCAGAACACATGATGCAAACTGTTTCAATGGTGTTCTAACACCTGCCATGACTGGCGTTGGTATATTAATCTTAAACATACTCACTGCATCATAGTATCTACGAACATATAGTAATCTATCGTCTGATTCATAGTCTTGAAACAATGTCATTGCAATCAACATGTACATGAACTGAGGCGTTTCAAATAGTGTACCTGTTGACCTATCTTGAACCAAATACTTATCTACGACTTGTTGTAGACCTGCATATGTAAAGTCAAAGTCTCTACTATGTCTTAGATATGAATTGAGTTTCTTTAGTTCTTTGTCTGAGTATTTCTCTACTAGGTCTTTCGTGTATAGACCTTTGTCTATGTTTCTCTCAATCAAGTCTTGTAGGGGTGGATAAATCTCTGAGTCTTTCCACTTGGTATTGAATACTTGTTTCTGAATACCAAACAATAACAGTCTGGCAGCAACGAATTGGTAGTTAGGATTCTCTAGTGATATCAAATCACTTGCACTCTTCACTAGAATCTTTTGAATCTCTTTTGTGGTGATACCATCAAAGAATTGTAGACCACTATTCATCTCTACTGAAGATTCAGAAACACCATTGATGCCTCTGCAAGACTTCTCTACCATTACATGTATCTTATCTAAATCGATAATTGATTTTGTGCCGTCACTCTTTATAACATTTATTTCTGCGTTCATATTTTCTTATACTCCATCAATTGTAATTTTGCTGAGAGACCGTAAACTGTATTACGATTGATGATTTCGATAATCTCACTTTCACTCAAACCTTTAATAATCATATCATTTATGTCTTTGCAATCTTCTATTCTTCTATCGTTCCAGATACACACCTTGTACCCGAGGTCAATGACCTCTTCTATCTTTTTGATTATCTCGGCGTTTCTTGGTTCGTTATCATATATTAGTATTGCGTTATCTTTTATATCATCTTGTATCTTTTTAAAATCACTACCCGCTACTGCGATACTATTCGGTAGGAATAGACTATCTATGGGTCCCTCTGTGACATAGATTGTCTTAGTCTTGTCCACTTTATTAAGATTGAAGATGAGCGGCACATCATCTCTGAATCTCATGGTCATGTATCTCAATGGTGAGTCGTTAATAGCACGACCTGATACACCAATCAATTCACCACTCTCGTCATAGAATGGCAATATTATTCTTGGGTCTTTACCCAATACTCTATCTCTATACTTATCTGACAACATACTAAGAGTTTGTGCCGATGATACGAACCATAAATCAGTCATTGAAGATTCTGGTATTTTTCTATCTAAGAGATAGTTCTTTGCGATTGCCTTTTC